AAAAATAGCGGAGAATCCTGGAGGATTGCCCGTAAAGATAGCGGAACTGATATAGATGCAGCAGTAGGAACAGTTTTAGCCATCTGGTTTGTTGAGACACAAATAAAACCACAGCAGATGGTTCATTGAGGAGAATGCAATGGGATTTAAAGACAGACTAGTGAACAGACTTGGGTATGAATTAGAACCAGTCTATGTTCCTGACACAGAGAATCGTGGAGTAACAAACACTGCACCAACCAGAGAAGCAGTTAGCGTAACACCAACTACTGCACTTAGTCTTGTTGCTGTGTCTCGTGCCACATCAGTATTAGAAACTGCAGTCATGCAGATACCTGTAAATGTTTACAGAGGCAACACACAACTTCCAACACCACTTTGGTTGGAAACACCAGACATTGAAAATCAAATCTCTCAAGCAGAATGGCTTGGTACAACATTAATTCACATGGCAGTCTTTGGAAATGCTTACTGGCATATTCGCAGGGGACCAAGAGGAATTGTAAACATTACAAACATGCATCCTGCAGATGTAAGCGTCTCAGTAGATGAGACAGGAAAGATTTATTACCTTCACAAGTCAAAGAGATATACAACAGCAGATGTAAAGCATCTAAAACTTTATCACAATNCAAGTTCAACATCTCTACTTGGTGAAGGACCACTACAGCGTCACAAATCAGTATTGCGTTCAGCATTAGATTTACACAACTATGCTGACAACTGGTTTAGAACAGCAGCAGTACCAACAGGTACATTAACAACATCAGAATTTCTTTCTGCAGATGTAGCAAAACAAAACAAAGATGCATTTGTTGCATCTCAGCAAGAAAGAAGTATTGCAGTCCTTTCATCTGGACTTAAGTATGATTCAATCGCACTTAGCCCTGAGCAAGCACAATTCCTAGAGAACCAGAAGTTCATTACACGCCAAATCGCAATGATGTTTGGTGTGCCAACAATGTATCTTGGTATGGGTATTGAAGGACAAGGCATGACCTATGTCAACGGTAACGAAGATAGAGCAAAGTTATTCCAAGATGGATTGCAGCAATATATTGTACGCATCCAGCAAGCAATCACTGATCTTCTTCCAAGAGGACAGTACGCTGAATTTAATTTAACAGAGTTCCTTCGTCCAAACACCAAGACACGATATGAGTCATACGCAATTGGCTTAACAAATAATTTCTTGACAGTCAATGAAGTCCGTGAGATGGAAGGTATGTCAGAAATAACACAAGAGGCTCCAGTTGATGTTCAAGACACACCAGATGTGCCTGATGACAGTCAACCTATAGCCTAAAATGGAGTAATGACTATGAAAGATATGATTACCCGTTCATTTGAAATAAGAGCAACAGATGCAGAGAAGCGTGAAGTTTCTGGCATGGCTGTTCCTTACAATGACACAATAGACATTGGTGGAGGATGGTCAGAGCGTTTTGAAAAAGGCGCAGTAGACCTAAATGCTGATGTTAAATTATTCCGTGACCACGAAGACATCATTGGTGTCGTAACTGAAATGGAAGAAACTGATGAAGGTCTTATGATTAAGGCAAAGATATCAGAAACAGTTTTAGGAAATGAAACACTTAACTTGGTTAAGGATGGAGCAATTCGTTCTTTCTCAGTAGGTTTTATTCCTGTAACAGATGTAAAGAAAGACAATACAATAATTCGTAAAAAGGTAAATCTTAAGGAAGTATCCTTAGTTGCATTTCCCGCATACGACAAGGCTGAAGTACTTTCAGTCAGAGAAGAAACCAATCAGGAGGAAATATCCATGGAAAACACAACACCTGATTACACTTCAGCAATTGAAGAAGTTCGTAATCATGCAGAGGAGTTGGAGCGTCGTCTAGATGTTATCGCAACATCAGCAACAGCACCAACAACCTCAACACCACAGTTCCGTTCATACGGTGCTTGGGTTAAGGGAGTAGCAGCAGGCAATGAAGATGCTCTTGCACTACACCGCACATTTACTGGCGCAGATACAGGCGACACAGTAATGAAGAACGCTTGGGTTTCAGATACAGTTCGTATCCTAAACGCAGGTCGTCCAACATTCTCAGTATTCTCATCTGCAGCACTACCAGCAGACGGAAACAACATTGAATACCCAGTACTAAACACAAACACAGTTGATGTAGCAGAGCAGGCTGCAGAAGGCGACACTCTCGCTTACGGTAAGGTTACTCTTACATCAGCAACAGCACCAATCAAGACATACGGTGGTTACACTGACATGTCACGCCAGGTTGTAGAGCGTTCATCTGTTAACTATGTTGACACAGCGTTCCGTGCAATGGTTGCTAAGTACGCTGCAGTTACAAACGCTGCTGTTCGTGCTAAGTTGATTGCAGATGCTGCAAACTTCAACTCTTCAGCACTTGGTGCTTGGACTGCTGCAGAAATCATTGATTCTCTTGCAGAAGCAGCAACAAAGGTTAACGGAGACACAGGTCTTCCACTTGAGTTCATCCTTGTTTCATCAGATGTATTCCGTTTGATGGCAAAGACAGTTGACACAATGGACCGTCCAATTCTTTCAAACGCAGGTGCAACAGTTAACACATACGGTTCAATCAACCCAGTTGGTTTGACAGGAAATGTTCTTGGTCTACCAATCGTAGTTGACCCATCACTTGCAGCACTTTCATTCTACGCAGGTAACTCTGCAGCACTCACAACATACGAGTCTGCTGGTGCACCATTCCGTTTGGATGACGAAGACATCACAGCACTTACAAATTCCTTCTCAGTTCACGGATACCTTGGTATCGCTGCATCTGATCCAAAGGCACTTTGCAAGATTGCTTAATTAATTTAGAGGAGTAAGATTATGGACTGGACAGACTTGAAAGCATATGTAGGTGCATCAACTAATGATGATTCCTATGTTGAAGAATGCTGGGACACAGCAAAGGATTTGGTTGCAAGTTATATTGCATCTACCAAGGTTCCTGTTGGTGTGTTAAAGCGTTGCTACCTTGAAGTTGGTTCAGAACTATTCCATCGTCGTAACGCACCAATGGGTGTGTCTCAATATGCAACTTATGATGGTGCTCCCATCAATACTGCTAGGGACCCACTCGTTGGTGTGTATCCTTTACTTAACAGATACATGGTGAGATTCGGATGAATCTAGCAGAAGTTAGAGCAGACCTAGAGAGTGCCATCATTCTTGGCGGTATCTCTAAAGTCTACAAGTATGTGCCAGAAAGACCAAATCCACTTTGTGCGATTATGGAACCTGATACTGAGTTCATTACTGTATACGAAAACCAATTTGATGCAGACTATGCGTCTAACTGGAAATTACTTATCTTAGTACCGTATGCAACTAATGAAACAGAGACAGAAAATCTTGATGATACTCTTGACACTCTAATACCTGCAATTTGGGAATACACCACAGCAACAAAATTAACCGTAGACAAACCATTTATCCAAGAGGTAAACGGTGCTAGGTTTTTAGCAACAAACATAAACATATCAATTGATATTGAAGGAGGAAACTAACATGGCTAGAATTAAAGGCAAGTCAATAGTTTTTGAAATCAATGGAACTGAATACTCAGGTAATCTCAGCAACGCTGTTATCTCATCTGCAGTAAACACCCTTGGTTTTGGAGACTACGAAGACTCTTTAGACTTTACCCTTGCTGTAACTGGATTCCAGGATACAGCAGCAAACTCACTGCACTCAGTTCTCTGGGCTAACCCAGGTCAGACTGTAAACATTTCATACGCACCACATGGCAATGCAACTGCAACAGCAGCAGAGCCTTGGTTCACAATGAGTGGATACGCAGAGACTCTACCAGATATTGGTGGAGCAGCAGGCGAATATTTCGTCTACGACATCACATTTATTCTTGACGGCAAGCCAGCAAGAGTAAATTCATTCTAAGTAGTCGTCATGGCAGGGGCTAATATAACTATTACTGGCGTTAAGGAAGTCAAAGACACCCTTGACAAACTTGGTAGTGATTTAGAATCAAACATAGAACTTAATAAAGAACTAAGTGCGACTCTATCTCAAAAAGCCTCTGCCTTGGCACCACGACTAACTGGTGCTTTGGCTTCATCTGTTCAAGGTAATCCTTCAGCAGAGAAAGCACAAATCTTAGCAGGCAGTGCAGCAGTTCCTTATGCAGGTGTTCAAGAATATGGATGGCCTGAAAAGAATATAAACGCACAACCTTATCTAAGACCAGCAGTGCATAACAACTTGGGTTACATCATTGAGAAATACAATGACAGTATCCAAAAGGCAATAAAGAAGTACGACTTAAACTAACAGGAGGCAGTAAAATGGAACAAGCAGACTTAATGAATAACCTCAAGTGGAAAGAACTTGCAGAGGTTGAAGAATATCTAGACACACCAATGGACGAATGGACTGAAACAAAGTCTAAGGCCAAACTAGCATTCGCTATGCAATATATGATGGCAAAGCGAAATAACTCATCCCTTACAATAGAGGATGCAGAGAATATGTCAATTCAAGAACTGACTAACCTTGCAGGAGTTGAGTTTACTTCCCCAAAAGAAGTGAATCCAGCCTAAATGCAATGGCTGCATTCTGTGTAGAAACAGGATACACGCCAAATCAGTTTTGGGACATGACGCTGGAAGAGTACAGTGCAATTGTGGCAGCACTTAACAGGAGGAAGAAGTAATGGCTAATATAGTAACGATTGATATTGTTGCGGAGACCAAGAAACTTACCTCTGGAATTAATGATGCTAATACACAGATTGACGGCATGTCTTCTAAACTTAAAGGTGCTGCTGCTGCTGCTGGGGCAGCCGCATCTGCTTTTGTTTTAAAAGAAGGCATTACATTCCTTAAGCAAGGTATTGATGAGGCTAAAGAAGCCAAAGAGGTAATGACTGCAGCCACCACAACATTTGGTGAAGGCTCTGCTGCATTACAAAAGATTACTGCTGATGCTGAAAAGTTTGGTAAAGAAATTGCAGTTGATAATGATGAGATTATTAAACTTTCTACACAGTTAGGTGCTCGTCTACCTGCAGATTCACAGGCTTTGTCTGCTGAGTTAGTTAATCTTGCATTTGATGTTGAAGCATTTACTGCTGGTGCTCTTTCTGCAGAAACAGTAACTGGCAAACTTGCTAAAGCACTTGCAGATGGTGAATTAAAAGCGGCAGACTTAGAAAAGATTGTTCCTGGCCTAACTACTGCAATATACGACCAAGCAGAAGCATTATCAAAGGCTGGAAAGAACCAAGAAGCACTTACACTTGTTATTGATGCAGCACAAGCAAAGTATGGCGATGCAGCAGAAAAGAATGTAACCTCAACACAAAAGTTTGAGACAGCATTAGCAAATCTTAAAGAATCTGTTGGTTCAAAAGTATTACCAATTGTTGAGAGTTTTGTAAATGCTTTAACAAAAGCAATTGATGCATTTGATGGTTTGCCTACACCAGTTCAAAACCTTATTCTTGGTCTTACTGGTGTTGTAGCAATTGGTGGACCAATGCTTACATTCCTTGCATCTGCCAAGACAGCATTAATAACACTTGGAATTGTTAAAGGAACAACAACAGCAGCAACGGGTGCATTAACTGCAGCCACAGGTGCTCAGACTGCAGCAACAGGCCTAGCCACAGCAGCAACTGGATTATTAACTATTGCTATGTATGCAATACCAATTATGGTTATAGTAGGATTAATAATCTTGCTTGTTAAGAATTGGGATGATGTTACAGCAGCAGTTGACAAACTTTGGGAAATGATTAAAGAAAATTTACCAAAGGCTTGGGAAAAGACAAAAGAGTTTGCCAATAAGGTTATTGGTTTTGTTAAAGATATCATTGTTGCCTATGTAACATTACCTATAAAGATGTTTGAAATTGGTAAAGATATTGTTGAAGGACTTTGGAATGGTATAAAAAACATGGCTAACTGGCTAAAGGATAAGGTCAGTGATTTGTTTGGAAGTGTTACAGGCTGGGCAAAGAAAGCACTTGGAATTAGGTCTCCATCAAAGGTATTTGCTGGCATAGGTAAAAACATTGCTCAAGGTTTATGGACAGGCTTGAAAGGTGAAAAGACATATCTTAAGAATAACTTTGAAGATTTCTTTGGAGATATAATTCCTACCTTAACTGCAGAATCATTAAATCTTCCAGATTTTGCTGACTTTGTAACAATAGAACAATTTACAGATGGAATTCAAAGTTCATCAGTAGACCAATCAATGCTT